GAACTGGTAAGCGCTGGGACTTAAAAGCTGAGGCTCTACATGCTAGTGAGTGGGCTAAAGTCGGATTGGATGCAATGGGAGTAAAAACATGAATAATAACGATTTTTCAGAGGTCTTGAGAGATTTCATCAATACACTAAACCTATCTCTGATTTGTAGACTTGACTATTTGTCAGAGAAAGAGGATTTAGTCCTATATCCTTTGCCAGGTGGGAGGATTTTAAAAGAGTACATGAACGGCAAGCAAGACATCAGTCTTGTCTTTGAGGTGGCTATCAAGACTCTTGACCATCAAAAGACAAGCTCTATCCTGTGGGCTATCAATCATGCTCTTGCTAATTTTAACCTAGAACTACCTAGCAAAAACAACTCATATCAATTCAGAGGCCTTGAAGTATCTCAGCCATTTCTTAATGACAGAGATGAGCAAGGCTTTTATATTTACATGTTGGATGTTACAGCACAATTAGAAACAAACGGAGGGAATTAAATGCCAAAAATGAAGAACGCCAAGCGCAAACACTATATCGCGCCTTGGTCATCAACAGAACCAGCTACTGAGCCAGGGACAGACGCTTGGAAATGGCTTGCAGATGGAGTGACAACCGCTGAGGTTGAAAACGATGAGGAAACAGATGACATTGCTTACTACAATGGTGATGGCACTAAGAAAACTGTGGTAACATCTGTCAAGAAAGGCTACAGCTTTGAGGGAGACTACATCAAAGAGGATGAGGCTCAGGCTATTATTGCAGCTATGGAATTTAAGACAGGCGATGAACGTAATGTGTGGTTCAAAGTAGTAGAGTCTGATGGTAAGACTCAATATGTCGGAGTAGCTACAGCCTCAGGTATCAAAATTGGGGGCGGAGAGGCCTCTGAGTATGAGAGCTTTGAGGTAACTATCAGCTGGAATACAGCACCTAAGCAGTCCGCTGTAGTCGGATAATGTGAAGTGAGGGGAGTGTCAACCGCTCCCCTTTTTATTTTTGTTTAAAAAATTAGTAGGAGAAATCAAAAATGGTAGTAATCAAAAAACGTGACAATGTCATCCCTGTAGATTTTGGAGAGTTCAAGCTTGAATTTGTGGCCAATGACGAAAACATCCACAAAATGGAAAAAGTAGGCAAAAAACTCAAAAAAGATGGCGAAAAACTAGCCAAGACAGAGGATGATAAGGCATTTGATACTCTCAAGGGTCTTGTAAAAGACTCATGGTCAGAGTTATTTGATAAAGAGGCGTTTGACAAGGTCTACTCATTCTCTAATGAGTCTACAGTGGACACAATGGCCTACTTACTTGAGGCTATCACTGGAGTAATCTCAGAATGGGAGAAACGTAACAATACAGACGCTCTCAAGAAATATCTAGGAGACTAATATGCTAGATTTATCAAGGAAATTGACTGATGAGTTAGTCCTTGATGAGGATGTGTACCCCATGAATATCTCATTCAATAGAGTCTTGAAAGTCATTGAGCTTATTAATGATGACGATGTTGAGGAAATCTATAAGCCTTATCTTGCTATACAGATATTTACTGATGTAGATTTCACACAGGCACTAACACCTGAGCAAGCCACGGCAATCTTTAAGATGATATTTGAGGAACACATCAGGGTCATACCAGCCAAAGACACGGCACCAGTGCTAGACCTAGCAGGCAATCCTATCAAGAGCAAAATTCGCTCTAAGAGTCAATCAGAGAGTACTGAAAGGCTCTTTAGTCTAAAGTATGACGCTGAGTATATTTACTCATCGTTTTTTCAAGCTTACGGCATTGACCTCATAGACGCTCAAAACAGCCTACACTGGAAGAAATTCAACGCCCTCCTTAATGGGCTCCCTAGTGATACAAAATTCTCTGAGGTGCTCAAAATCCGCTCTTATAAACCTCAAAAAGGGGACAGTAAGCAGTACAAGGAAAGTATGAGGAAGTTAAAAAAAGAGTATGCCCTGCCTAAAGATTTTGACTACTAACAGAAAGGAGGTACACAATGGCAGATGGTTCAGTAACCATCAAGGTTGACATGGATGGCTCTAATGCTCAATCAGGTATTAGTAAGCTAAAATCTATGTTTGGCAGCCTTGAGAGTACAGGGCAAAAAGTAGGCTCTGTATTTAAGTCTGTGCTGGGAGCTAATTTGATTGGTTCAGCCTTATCAAGTGGGGTAGGTGCAATCACTGGGGGTATCCGTGAGATGGCCTCAGAGCTCAACAGCTCACAGAAAGCCTGGAAAACATTTGAGGGGAACCTCCAAGCCTTTGGGCGCTCATCTGAGGAAATCAAGGCAGCTAAGACTGAAATGCAAGATTTTGCAACCAAGACCATCTACTCAGCCTCTGACATGGCTAATACTTACTCACAGCTTGACGCTGTAGGTGTAAAAAATGTAGGTAGCTTAGTTAAGGCCTTTGGTGGTCTTGCAGCCTCAGCTGAAAACCCAGCGCAAGCCATGAAATCACTATCCACTCAAGCAACACAGATGGCAAGTAAGCCTAAAGTAGCTTGGATGGACTTTAAAATCATGATGGAGCAAGCACCTGCTGGGATGGCTGCAGTCGCAAAAGAAATGGGAATGTCTACGGCTGACCTTGTAAAAGCTGTGCAAGATGGGAAAGTTAAGACTGAGGATTTCTTTGACGCCATGAACAAAGCAGGGAACTCAGACGCTTTCCAAAAAATGGCCACAGAGTTTAAAACGGTAGACCAAGCCATAGATGGGGCAAAAGAGAGCCTCTCTAATAAACTTATGCCAGCCTTTGATAAACTCAATTCGTTTGGTATCAAGGCAGTCAATGCGATTTCAGACGCTTTAGACAAAATCAATTTTGACAGCGTAGCTGATAAGCTAGGGGCATTCTTAGAGGGCATTGACATTGATGGGTTTATCTCAACTATTACAGGTGCCTTTGCTAAAGCTGGAGAAATTGTCTCAGAGTTCTTTGCAGTCTTTAACAAGATTGGAGTCTTTGAATATATCTCAGATACTATCAGAGATATAGGAGTGACAGCTATGTCAGTCTTTAGCGAGCTGACAAGTCACATCAATAGATTTGATAATTTGACTGAGGGAATTGGGAATATCATCATTTTTGTAAACAAGGTCATTCAAGACCTAGCTGCAGGTATTCAGTTTGCCCTTGAGGCTTTCTCTAATACTGGAGCAATCAAAAACGCTTATCAAGCCTTTAAAGACTTATCAGAGGCAGCACTTGACCTATATGACAAATTGTCAGACTCTATCCCATGGGAGGCCATCGGAGAGGCTGCAGGGCATGTAGTAAATGCTATTTCATCAATCGTGTCATGGATAGCAAAATTATCTAAATCAATGAGCCCTGAGGCGTGGAAAACAGTCATCATCACTATTGGGACTGTGTTAGCCACGTTTAAAACATTGAGCTTTTTAGAAAGTTTCAATCCCTTTGGATTGTTTGCTAAAAAAGCAACAGAGGGAGTTGATGAGGTAGTAAAAGGTGCTACTAAATCTAAAAGCTTGATTACAAAGATTTTTAATGGAATAGGGACTATTATCAAGTCTCTAGGTCAAGGTATCTCTACAGCTGCAAAGGGTTTAGGTTCGGGATTGTCTACAGCTTTTAAAGGTTTAGGCCAAGGTATTTCTACAGCTGCTCAAGGAATTGGGAAAGGTATCTCTATTATTGCTCAAGGTTTAGCAAAGGCTGCAACAATGGCAAGCCCTGCTCAATGGTTATCAATGGGAGCAGCGCTACTCATGGTAGGAGCTGGGGTGGCACTAGTAGCTGGAGGTTTTTACATCTTAGCTCAAGCTGCAATACAGCTAGGAAGTGCTGGTACAGGTGCTCAGATAGCTATGGTGGCTCTAGTTGTAGGGATTGCCGCTCTAGCTGGTATTTTTGCCTTACTAGCACCAGCTTTGACAGCTGGAGCTGTGGGACTCTTAGCTTTTGGAGCTACAGTCTTATTGATTGGAGCAGGTGTCGCAGTTGCTGCACTAGCAATAGCCACACTGGTTGACGCTTTTGCCAATGGTTTTGCCTTGATTGTCAATACGATTTCAAGCAATGCGCCTCAGATTATCAGTATCATTCAGGCTATTGCTGATGGCATACGCTTAGGTATGGATGGTATCGCTACCGTCTTTACATCTGTAGGAGAGTCAATTTCTACGGCTGCTCAAGGTATCGGTATTGGTATTGAAAGTGCATTAAATGGCGTTTCAACGGTCATCAGCTCAGTAGGTACATCCATCAATACTGCTCTACAAGGTATCGCTACCGTCTTTACATCTGTAGGAGAGTCAATTTCTACGGCTGCTCAAGGTATCGGTATTGGTATTGAAAGTGCATTAAATGGCGTTTCAACGGTCATCAGCTCAGTAGGTACATCCATCAATACTGCTCTACAAGGTATCGCTACCGTCTTTACATCTGTAGGAGAGTCAATTTCTACGGCTGCTCAAGGTATCGGTAAAGCTATTGAGACAGTATTCAATGGGATTTCTACTGTGATTACATCCACAGGGGACGCAATTAGAACAATTTTAGATGGGATTGCCAATGTATTTGAGTCTGTTGGGAACGCTGCTAAAAATGCAGGGCAAGGCGTGAAGTTGATGGCTGAGGGTATTATGTTACTTGTAGGCCTCAATTTAGCTGACCTTGCAGGGACTTTAACAACTCTTGCTGCAGGGCTATTTGCTATAGCTCACTCAGGTATAGCTGGGGCTGGAGATGGTTTACAACAAGCAGGAACAGGCCTAATGTTGATAGCTACATCCGCTCAACTTGCAAGCGTATCTATTCAGACACTACCAACAGCATTAAGCTCATTGAGTACAAGCATTAACCAACTACCAAGCTCTCTGACAACAGCAGGGACAGCAATAAGCACATTCACTACATTAGCAGTAGCCTCATTCAGTAGCTTATCTGTTGCTGTTCCAGGCATTACTGTCTTACAGAGCGCCCTTGTAGCATTATCAAGTGCCTTGATGGCCACTATGTCAGCTACATCAGCAATGGTCTTAGGTTTTTCAGCAGTAAATGGAGTCATTAGCGCTTTAGGTGGGGTGCTAGGCACAATCCCTAGCCTATTCTCAGCGATTTCAACCTCAGCCATGACAGCTAACACATCTATCATGCAATTAGCTACATCAGCTCCTACAGTGGCCTCTAGTTTTGCTAACATCTCTAGCTCTGCTGTATCAGCTATGTCTCAGCTTAATTCAGTGATTAGTTCAGCAATGGCACAAGCTGTCTCACAAATGAGCTCAAGTATGCAACAGATGACTAATGTGGTAAGACAATCAGCAAGTCAAATGACTCAAGCAGGTCAACAGGCAGGGCGTGGAGTATCAACAGGTATAACAAATGGTATACGCTCAGGGATTGGCTCAGCTACATCAGCAATGTCATCAATGGTCAACTCAATACAATCAGCAGGGATGAGAGGCGTATCCACTATGCGCTATGTAGGCTCTATGATTAGTCAAGGGTTAGCAAGTGGTATGTATTCAGCTTTAGGGGCTGTGACAGCTGCAGCTAATGCCATTGTTGCTCAAGCTGAGAGAGCTGCAAGAGCTAGAGCTAGAATACACTCACCATCAAGGCTATTTAGAGATAATGTAGGGCGCTATATCGCTCAAGGTATCGCTGTAGGGATTGAAGAAAATACCTCAGATGTCACTGATAGTCTTGCCTATGTCCAGAAAGAGATGTCAGCCTTTAAATTTGACGCTGAGGACTTGCTTGGTCTTGGTAATAACACATTAAGCCAATCTTTAAAGATGAGCCTTGGACTTGCGCAAGCTAAGACTGAAAAATCTGACTCAGGGACTAATGCAGAAATTAACAACCAGTACACTTTTAACTACCATGGTAACAAGGTAGATGAGACTGAAAAACGTGACATACAACGCCTTATGAAAGAGATGGCATGGTACACAAATAGAGAACAAGAGAGATTAGGAGGTATTTGATGAGCACATTTATTAAATTTGATGGCAAGAAATCTAGTGATTTTGGGTTAAATATTATAAATGATATTGAGTTTAGCTCCACCTCCTATGATGTTGAGACTATTGAGGTGCCAGGGCGTGACGGGGTGCTTTTGAAAGATAATCAAAGACTTAAACCTGTAAAGCGTGAGTTTCCTATGAAATTCCACACAGTGGAGAGATTAACAACATCAGAGGTGGCTATAAGTGACTGGCTCAATGTTAAAGGATGGAAAGAGTTAGAGTTCTCATGGGAGCCTGATTATATCTATCTTGCTACATTTATTGAGTCATTTAGTGTCAAAGAATTGCTCAGGAATTTTGGTGAGGTGAAATTAAATTTTTTAATTCACCCTATCAAATTCTTAAAAACTGGGCGCAATGAAATCCCTTTGACAAACGGGATGACCCTTAAAAATCTTGGAAACGTACAATCTAAGCCACTAATTAAGATTAGAGGCAATGGCAATGGTATTTTAACCATCAACGGCTACCAGTTATCACTTGAGAGCGTCCAAAATGAGCTCACAATAGATATGCAAAAACATCTAGTATATAGTGGCAATCTGTCAGCCTGGAATAAAATTACAAGGAACGGCAAGCACAGAATGCCTCTATTTGATGTTGGAGATAATAGGATTTCATGGACTGGAGAATTTACAATGACAGCCGTGCCGAATTGGGGGGTTAAACTATGAACCCAGTATTATATAGAGCTGATGAACGCTCATTTAGAACTTTTGGGCTGGGTGAGATTTCAGACGCTTATAAGGTCACTGTTACTAGAGAGAGAAATGGTAATTATGACTTATACATCAAATATCCAGTCAATGGCCACTTTGCCTCTGTATTTAAAGAGGAAATGAAAATCAAGTCAGACGCTGGTAGGAGAACTAAATGGCAGACCTTTGAAATTAACCGTATAGTCAAGAATAGTAGTGAACATATTGAAATTTATGCCCGTCATATCTCTATGAGAACCTCAGATATTGCCCTGAAACCTATTGTAAAAGCCTCAAATATTACCGCTGAGGCAGCTCTTAGACTTTGGAAAGATAACCTAGTAGGAGATGATGTATTTGATGTTAGCTCAGACATCCAAACTACAGGTAATATCTCATGGGAAGTAGATAAGGTTGGAAGTGCCAGGAAAGCATTAGGTGGGGTCTCAGGCTCCATCCTTGATGTTTTTGGTGGTGAGTATGAGTTCGATAATAACCTTATTATCTTACATAAACAGATGGGGCGTAAGGCTCCTACAGTGCTAGAGTATGGGCGCAACCTCCTCAGTGTTGAGGAGGAAAGGCTTTTAAATGGCAATTATACCTCTATCTATCCATTTTCACGTTACACACCAAGTGGGGAGGAGTCACATGAGGTCTTAGTCACATTGCCTGAGCACATCCTAGATAGTCCTTATTTGAGACTATACGCTCAGAGAAGAATATCTCTTGTAGATTTTTCAAGCAAGTTTGATGACAAGCACCCTCCAACAGCTGAAAAATTGAGGGCGCTAGGTAAGTCTTACATCAAGAGTAATAACATTGGCGCTCCTAAAATCTCTACAGAGGTCTCTTATGTAGATTTGTCACAGACTTTGGACTATCAAGACTTTGGGGTCATGGAGGAAGTTGAGCTCTGTGACATCATCCCTCTCTACTATCCACAATTTGATATTACTACAACTACTGAGAAAGTAGTCAAGGTGGTCTATGATGTCTACACTGACTCTAATGAGGAGATAACGCTTGGCACTATCGGACAGTCACTGTCATCTAGTATGACTGCAGGAATTGCTGACCGTTTATCAGTAGTTGAGGAGAGACAGTCTGCTATTGAGAGTACTCTACCTCAATATCTCATCAGTGGAACTGGTAATAAAATTTGGAATGAAACACCAGCTAAAAATATTGAGCACAAAATAGGTGATACATGGTTTGAAAAAAATGGTCAATACCAACGGATGTATATTTGGAATGGTAGCATGTGGGAGAAACGCCTTGACACTGAGGATGTTGACCGTGTTAAGAAAGAGGTAGACAAACAATTTGAGGCAGTCAATACTAAGATGGCTGGGATTGAGGCTAAGCATGACCAGACGGTCTCTGATTTTCTCAAAAAGTCAAATGCTACTCAAGAATTAGCTAATGCCTCTAAATTACTTGCTCAAGAGGCTAAAAATGCCTCTAATTCAACAGGTCAAGAACTATCACGATATAAGCAAGACAATGAGCAAAATTTGTCTATTTTGAGAAATCAGGCCACTCAAATTGACGGTAAGGCAGTACAGGCTCTAAATAAGGCTAACCAAACAGCCACAGAGACCACTAACTTAATTGCTAATTTGAGGACTGACCTGAATGGCAAGGTATCTCTTGCTGACTTTCAACATGTGAGAGAAACAAGTCAGCTCTATGAGCGTATCTTAGGCAGAGACGACTCAAATATCAGTACCAATATAGCAAGGATGGCCTTAACATCAGACTTATTTAATGTTGAGGTAGGTAAGAGATTTAGCAATCTTACTAATCTATTTTACGCTCCAACTAAAATCCCAAAATTCATCTCATCAGTTGATACTGACAAGCATTTAGAACGTGTCAGCTTGGGTGACCATGACGGCATTAGAATTAACTACACTGACTCTATGTCAGGATGGTTAGGGGTTCGGTTCCCTCTCACTAAAAAGTTTGTAAATAAAGGCGATGGTCTTGGTTATCGTATTGAGATTGCAGTTGACAAGGTGCCAAAGGATGGCAAGGTTTTAATTCAGTTATTGGATAATACCACAAGTTTGGGAATGTATTATAATTCTCAAATAGTACTTACTAAAACAGGTAATCAGGTGTTTACAGGCTATTTAGACATCCCAAGAACTGGCGAGCTAAACGAGTACAGCCTTAGATTTACTCTGACAAGCCCTGGTAATATCGTCATTCATAAACCTATGATTATTGACAGGCGTTTAATTCCTGAGGATTTTGTAGATAATACAGACTACAATAGTGAATACACTAGGACTACAATGTCTGTTTTAAAGGACAGTTTTGCAGTCAAGACTCTTAATAGTAATGGTGATGTATTGAGTGCCTTAAACCTTGCAACAGGTGGAGCTAGTTTGCAAGTTGGAAAGAATAAGCTAGTAGTCACACCTGACACTACGTTTATTGCTAATGGGACTATCAAAAATGCCATGATAGATGAGTTAGACGCTGGTAAAATCCGTACAGGTAAGCTAGACGCTAACTTAGTCAATGTAGTCAATCTAAACGCTAGTAACATCACATCAGGCAAACTCTCAGCTAATCTTATAAATGGTGGTGTACTGTCCTCATTGAATGGTAAAACATCATTCAATTTACAAGATGGGTGGATAGAGATGAACACATATGATGTTGGAATTAAAAATCATTTTCCTAACCGTCCCTTACAGTATTTAGTCTTTGGAGCTGGTAACATTAACAATGTTGACGCCTCTTATACGGCTCTTATGAGTAACCGAAACGGATTGCAAGCAATGGATTACACATCTGCTGGTATTCAAATTTGGAACGGTAGGTCAGGGAACAGCATCCAATCAGCTATCAACCTTTACGGACAGACGATTGATTTTAAGCCTAACGGTGGTGGTGCTGGCGGAATTGGGATGAACACGATTACTAGAGAGATATACGGGGTAGATAGTTTTGTTTTTAAAAACAGAAGATTAGATAAGATATTAGATAATATCTTTGAAAATTTTAGAAGCCTTAACCATGATGGCAATTATAAAAGTGGGATTTACTATAATTGGAGATAATAGAGAGGAGACATAATGAACAAAACAGACAACGTTATCAATCAATTAGCTATTGAGTTAGCTAACAAGACTGTAAATGGAGCGTATGACAAGGCTGAGCGTGACGAGGCGCTTGCTGAGTTGCAACAAGTTAAAGATGAGCGTGACGAGGCGCTGAGAAACTTAAAAAATATCAAGTTAGGTTTTGAGGGAATGAATGAGATTTTACAATCTGATGAACGACTTAAAAACCTTTATGAAGAAGTTAAAGCTAAAAGAAATGAGAAAGGGTAATATATATGGAATTTAAAGTAATTAGCAAATATTTGCAAGATGGGAATAGAACCTTAGTGGCTATCCGCAAAGAGTCGCCTTACACAGCATTTGACCGTGTATTGAGTGGAGACCGTACCAATGAGCCTGATAATGTACTGATTGAGGCCGTACTTGGAGTTGTAGCCACAGAGTTTAACCCAGCTGATGGTGTCAAACAGCTACAAGAGGAATTAAAAACCCAAGAGCAAACTTATGACAAGAAACTTGAGGAGAAAGACAATGCTATTAACGCTGTCAAGGCCATTGCTAACTGGGCTGTACTTGCAAGAGTGACAGATGTGGACAACCCACTAGACCCTACAGTATTCAAGCGTGGCCTTGAATTGGTAGACCTTGAGAGAAATGGCAAGTTAGGCATTTGGAAATGGGAGCCACCGAAAGAAAACACTCCAACATCAAGTACAGAGCTAAATACTGAGGCAGTGTCACAATAAGAAAGGGGTGCAATCGTGACTATATCTGATTTAATAGCACATCTAGCCCCTACTGTTGGTGTTATTGCCACTGGATGGTTTGGGCTTACAGCAAGCAAGTCAGCCAATTTGAATAAGCAGCAATTTAATGAACTCAAAAACGAGTTAGGCACTATTCAACATACAGTAGAGACTGTGCAAGACCTAGGGCACTCAAATAATGAAATGCTTTTAGATGTCAATAAAAAATTGCTGGTACATGATGAGGCTCATCTAGTCACTATGTATTTAAGACTAGAGAGAGACATGACCAATGCTATTAACCGTGGATATACTACAGTTCATGAGTCTGATATCATCCACAAAATGCACAAGAGCTATAAAAATTTAGGTGGTAATGGCTATATAGATAGCCTTTACCAAAAATACAACATTTTAGAAGTGAGGAATTAACATGAAAATTAACTGGCTAGTACGCTTTAAAAATAGAGCGTTTGTTATCCGTCTTTTACTTGCTATCGTCCTACCTATTTTGACCTATTTTGGGTTAAAATTTGAGGATTTGACTAGCTGGTCTGGGGTTTATGAGTTATTCTTGAAATTCTTATCAAACCCTTATCTTATCGGTTTATCAATCGTGAGCGCCCTAAACATTGTCCCTGACCCTACTACAGCAGGTCTGTCAGACAGCTCAAGAGCTCTGACATATACAGAGCCTAGCGAAGATTAAACATGGAGAGCCTACTAGGCTCTCTTTTTTATCTCTTTTTTTAGAAAGGAGGGCAAAAATTGGAAAAAATTATCAGCAAAAAGATAGAGCTGACCAGCAATGTCAGAGGAATTGACAAGCTCCATCATGAGATTTACAGCAAAGATAAGAATGTAGCTGAGTTTCATTTCACGATGAACGAGCTGACAGCTGAGAAAGTCATCTGTCTCTTTCACTTTAAGGGCACCAAGCGCTATAAAGAGGTAGAGGCTACGATAGATGGCAACAGCTTTACAGTCAAGTTTGACAATTCATTGATAATTGCCAGTGAGACAGTCACAGGATACATCTATTTTGAGAAAGTTGAGAAAGCAGCTGATGTGTATGCTTTTTCTTTTTGTGTCAAAATCTCAGAGATTGACAAGGCTACTCAGGCACCTGTCATGGAGGCTCAGACAAAGCGTGTCATAGATGTCAAGGATATTGTGACAAAGGATGAGCTTGAGAGCTTATTGCCTAAAAATAACACTCCAGGCACAGCCTATGATGACAGCGAGCTAAGAGCTGAGTTAGCAGGTAAGGCTAATCAGAGCGAAATCGCCCATATTTTGGAAGATATTGAGGCTTTAAAGGCCAAACCTGATAAAGATACCGTCTATGATGACAAGCCTCTCAGAGACCGTGTAGAGGCTTTAGAGAATAAGCCAAGTGTAGACACTAGTAGCCTAGTCACTAGGCAAGAGCTTGACTCTAAAGGCTACTTGACTCAACATCAGAGCCTGGACGGCTACGTTAAACACTCAGAGCTCCCTCAGCCATACAATGACAGTGAGGTTAAACAAAGACTTTCAGTCATTGAACATAAAGAGCCTCAAAGGCTCAATCTTAACGGCAACACTCTTAGCTTGTCTGGTGGAGGTGGCAGCATTGTCTTACCAAGCTCTCCAGCTAATACAGGTGGACAAGTCAATGAGTATGAAATCCACGGTACTGGTATGCCTAATGGCAAGGTTGTAGCACCAGTCGGTACAACCTATGTTGATACCGCTGTTACAAATGGTGCTTTGAAATGGATTAAGCGCTCAGGCGCTGGCAATCAGGGCTGGGAGGTGTTAACTGGAGACACAGGCTGGCGGACTTTAAACATCCAATCTAAACTAGGTAGCTCATATTTAAAGGTACGCAGGAAAAATGACACTGTTATGTATCAATTCGGTGGGCTAAGCTGGGGTTGGTTCGGTGTTGTTCGCAGAGGTGGCGCTGGATATAGCCCACAAGGGAGCGATAAAGAAAGAAACTGCTACATCTTAGGATTGAGTGGAGTCCCTCTAGGTTTCAGGTCAGAGTCTAGCTTGATTGGCGGGATTTACAATGATAAAGGTGTACCTTATGGCACATGGTACTTAGGAGGCTATGGAGACAGTAACATGTTGCGTTTCCAGTTCACTGACCCAGTACCAACAGACCGTGACATCGGAGATATCCGTGTAAGCTCAATCTCTTACTTGACTAGTGAGCCTTGGCCTGGCGTTTTACCATAATTTGAAAGGAAAAATAAATGACTATTAACATTGAAAATGCTATTGCATGGATGAAAGCTAGAGAGGGCAAAGTGTCCTATAGCATGGACTACAGAGACGGGGAGGACTCTTATGATTGCTCAAGCTCTGTCTACTACGCTTTGAGGAGCGCTGGAGCAGTATCTGCTGGATGGGCTGTAAATACAGAGTATGAGCATGACTGGCTCATTAAGAATGGTTATGAGCTTATTGCTGAAAATACTGAGTGTGAGGCTCAACGTGGAGATGTCTTTATATGGGGGCGTAAAGGATCCTCAGCTGGTGCTGGAGGTCACACAGGTATCTTTGTAGACTCTGAAAATATTATCCACTGTAATTATCGCTACAACGGTATCACAGTCAATAGCCATGACTATATATGGGCTCTTGCTGGTCAACCATATTTTTATATCTATCGCCTAACCAATCCAAACGCTCAACCTGAGGCGCCTAAGAAAGGCTGGCAAGAAGATGATGAGGGGTACTGGTACGCTAGAGCTAACGGCTCTTATCCTAAAGATGAGTTTGAAAAAATTGACGGGACTTGGTACTACTTTGATGAAAGTGGCTATATGCTTGCAGACAAATGGAAGAAACGACCAGATGGTGCATGGTACTACTTTGACAAATCAGGGGAAATGGCCACTGATTGGAATAAAATCAATGACAAATGGTACTATTTCAACCGAGATGGCGCTATGGTCACTGGTTGGGTCAAATATTACGATAAGTGGTATTATCTTGACGCTCAAAATGGAGACATGAAATCCGATTGCTTCATCAAGTACAATAACGGCTGGTACTTGCTACTTTCAGATGGTAGAATGGCTGACAAGCCTGAATTTACAGTAGAGCCCGATGGGCTTATTACAGCAAAATAAAAAAATAAAATATAGAAAGGCTTTCAAAATTTAATTACACTAAGACCGCTCAGATTTTGAGCGGTCTTTTTTTGTTTTTTCCCTCACTAAATGACAAGCAGATAAGAATGGTCATTTTAAGTAATTTTAGTATCCTTGATTGAGATGGATGTAGTCCTCGCGATCT